CTCAGACGAAAATCAGGCATTTCCTTCGGTCAGCACGAACGACGTCACGCTGACGGCAACGCCAGTGCTGATCGACGTGCTGTTCAGGTTCAGGTCAGATCCCGACGTGCCGACATTGCCGTCCATGACGAACGTTCCCGCCGAATCGACCACCCTGAACCATGTCGCCGTTCCGGTGGCGTTAGCCGCCGCATCCTGCGTGATTGCACTGGCCGTCAGTACGCCGCCCGATGCCGCGCCGAAGCTCGGGTCCGAAAACGTCAGCTCGGCCAGTAGCGTCGTCGCCGTGCCGCCAGTCGCCGGACGGGTGCCGTCGTAAATCCGAAGCAACCCCGCGCCCGATCCAGCGTCGACGCTCGCCGTCACCTGATTAAGTCGGGCATTCCGAAGTGCGGTCGAATACGCAATAGCCATATCCTATCCTCCAATGATGAAAGACGCCTTGGCGCGTCCGTATTTGTCAATGACCAATTCATGCTCCGTTCGGTTGTCTATGGATGGATTAGAACCACCGCCGCCGGTATGGCGTCAGCAGCGCGGCGACTGTGGTCGGCACTTCGCGGAAATTCTCGTCCATTACCGCCTCGCGGTTTTCATGCCAGTGGCCGATCAGTAGCAGCAGGGCTTGGCAGATCGGGCGCGGAACGGCTGAATAGCCTGCCACGATACGCACGACGACGGCATCCGGCATGGCGCGGATGGAGGGCCATGATTTGCCACAACCCAGCACAACGCGCGGCGACCAATTAAGGTCGGCGCCGGCCGAATAATTGTCGGCGCTGAATGTCTGTTGCACGCCGTCAGGGTCACGATATTTTATGGACGTGATCGCTTGCAGCGGCGCAAGCGGAATATTGATGACCCCACCTTCAGGGAAGCAATCGAAATAGCAATCCCATGTTTGCGGGCAAATTGCCCGGCCAAGCCAGCCATCGCGCCCGTCAATGTGTTCGCGCGCCGCTGTAATCAGTGCTGAAATCAACGCGTCATCATCGGTGCCGTCGACGCGCAGGTGATCTTTCACCTCTTGCAGCGTCACCGGCTCAATCGTGGGCGCCGTAACCAGCGTCAGACTCATGTAGTTGACCCCATGTGATACCCATCCCGGACGGACTCCCAGGCGATGCCGTCCGACAGTTCCTGCGCCGTCCACTGGCACCAGGTAAGACGATCCGCCCATGCCCGGCGGTCTGGCCGCGGCGGGGCGGCATTCACATCGCGTCCGCTGACATCCCAGGCCATCGAGCCGCGATCTACCGCCACCGCCGGTACGCCGGCAATGACCGACTCAACGGCGGTGTTGGAATTCCAGGTAATGACGTGGCTGAACAGCTCGAACGCCTGCGCCAGCGGGCCGGTGTGCAGGGGCAATCCGTCCACTTTCTGGTGGATTGCCAGCGGGTGCGGCCGGAACACGGCCGGCACCTTCACCGAGCGGTAAAACCCGGCCATGTCGGCGCCGTACAGGGAGGCGTCACCTGGAACCTGCCCGATAAGGCAAGACGGCCCGTCCACGGCGCGCCAAGGCCGCAAATCAATACGCCAGCGTGCCGGGCCGGTAGGGAACCAGGCGCGGCCATTTAGGCCGTTCCAACCGACAGAACAGGCCGCCAAGCGGTCTCCGACGTACCCCTGTTCCAGCACCACATAGGGGCGCGGGCCGTCGATGATGTCGCGCCGCTTGTGCCCCCACATGACTACGAAATCCCCGTCATCACCGACGGGCACGCCATGCCGGCGCAATCCATCTACAAAGGCGACGAGGTATCGCCGGCCGTGCGCATGGCCGGGCGCGATCAGTTCGGCACGCACCTGAACAGGTATTCCTCACGGCCGGTTTTGAGCGGCAGGCGCTCAACAGACCATAACTCCGCCAACTGATCCGCCCACCATTCCGCCGCGCGCATGGTCGGGTGCAGGTCAACGCCTAGTGAGCGGCTGGGGAAATTGGCAATCTTGAAAACGGCCGTATCCACATGGTCCGCGATGCGATCGAGCGTCTGCCGGATCATCGCTTCTGGTATGTGCTCCATCACGTCGGCGCATACCCCAAGGTCGAACCGCTGCGCCAAGTCCATATCCCATAGGCTCGAACGGATGAAGTGCCCCCGGTATGGGTGATCCGCATCGAGGGCGTTGTCGCTGAAATCGACACCCCATCCATCAATGCCCTCCTCGCGCCAGCGGGCGAACAGTCGCCCATGTCCGCAGCCGAGATCGATGGCGCTATTCACAACATCAGGGAATATGTCGCGCCGCGTCTGCCACAGCGCCAGACCGTGCGCCTTGACGCGATAGGCCGGCACTTTCCAGGCCATGTCGTACTTGGCGCGCTCGGTCTCAAGCAAGCTCAAAACATATCCTCCAGATTCGCCATCGGGAATGCGTCAAGCGCAGACCCAGGCGTGCAGTTGATGACCGGCACAGGCGCGCTGACGGTTCGGAATGCGCCTATCCAGCGTGCGAAATTGCCCGGCTCCGGGTTATTCAGTCGGCCACCGTGTCGGCCGTGCCAGTGCCCGCCGTGCATGTCGTAGCCGAGCAGGATGATCCGCTCGGCGCCCAGCAATACGGCCAGATTCAGCGCCTGATAGCCGCTATTGCCGCCCTGGTGGATGCGCAGCGGCGACGCCGACAGCCCCGGTTCGTCAACGCTCGGAACCCGCAGGAGGCCGAATTCGTCCGCCGCGCGCTGGTCTTGCGTGACCTTTAGCCCGTCAAACTCTGGCCTGTAGTGGTCCCACCACTTGTAGTCGCAGGCGTACAGCAGATCGGCCCACGGGGCTAGCCTGTAGCTGGTGTTGACGGCGACTACGCGCGCTTTCTGGCGGCAGTAGTCAGCTTGCTCTTGGGTGAGCGATTGTCCGGCGCCGAGAATGACGACGGGGCCGCGCCATAGTCTGGGGGCGGGCGGCCAGCAACCGCCAAAGGGACTGCCCAGCCCTCCTGGATGGCGACTTCGGCGCAGCGGTCAGACACATCCTGATCGCCTGGCGCGTACAGGCGCGGGTGAACTTCGGTGATTTCTGTGAACTTGAACGGCCGCACGATGGTGATTAGTGGCATGTGGAAAACGGGGGCGTTACCGCCCCCGCCCCATTAGTTGCTGACCGGCTGAACCGACGCGCCTTCAAGCACGGCGAGCACGCAATAGGGCGTGCTGCCGGGCGTGTTAGCGGCGGTGGCGACGACCCGCGCGTAACGTTTGCTGGTGACCAGTCCAACGTGATACGCGGTGGCATCCTCGGCGCCGTCATCGATGGTCAGGAAAACGCCGGTGCTCGAATTCGGCGTAGTGACCGGCGACTTGGCACCAGCGATTAGGATGCGCGAGGCATCGGTGACGGCCACGAAGTTGGCATTCGACGTGTCCGACTCCTCGACCTTGAACGACCAGGTCGGCTGCGGGCTGTTGGCGATGTTGGTAACTGCTCCGACCGAGATCAGGAACGAGACCGAATCGAATCCCTGTGTATCGACGCCGGTGCTCGGCGTGTTGGTGCCGGTGATGGCTTGCGCCGCCACGTGGGTGACCACCTTCTTGCCGCTGGCATTGTCTCGGGTTGCGCTCATTGGATTTCCCTCAAAGAATGCCCCGCCGAAGCGGGGCTATGGATCAGGCAGAGAACTTCACAAGCTTGATAGCGTCGAAGTTCGTCACGTCGCCACCAACACGCTTGGTGGTGTAGAACTTGACGAACGGCTTGCTGGTGTAGGGGTCGCGCAGGACGCGGATGCCCTGTCGGTCCACGATGGTGTAGCCCACCCGGAAGTTGCCGAAGGCCATCGAGAACGAGTCGGCGGCGATGTCCGGCATGTCCTCCATGGTGCGAATCGGGAACCCGAACAGGCTGAACCCGGTCGCGGCGTCACCAAGTCCGCCCATGCCCACCAGGTAACGTCCGTCGGCGTCCTTGAGCTTGCGCACGGCCGCCTCTGTGGCGCGGTCCATGGTCCACACCGCCCCGCCGCGATACGCCGGCTTGAGCGCCGCGATGACGTCCAGCAACTTGTCCGGATCAGAGGCGGTGGAGCCGCTGACGGTCGGGAACGCGCCCGATGCGCCAATGGTCAGGTG